CCACGTTGAGCTTTATGAAAACCTCTTTTTGATTTATCAGAACCATACTCTCTTTTTCCAACTTCGCCCTTAGGTCCAATTCTACCTTTTTCTTTTGCAGCTTTTTGTGCTGGTGTATAATCTTCTCTTGTAACTGGAACCATGCGGATTTTTACTTTGCCATTTGCATCTGTATATTTTTCAGGCTTTACATCTGCAGACTTAGCTTCTTTTTTATTATCTGGATGACCTTTACCACCGTCAGCTTTAGATGCCCATACGGCTTTGCGCTGCGCAGCTGATACAAAACCTTCGCCAATCGCGCGTGTATCAGCATGTGCTCTCTTAGAGTGAACATTACCATGATCTTTAGCTTTGTCAGCTTCATTTTTAGCATTGATATGTGCATTTTGAGCAGCATATGCATTACCGGTTCTAAGGTGTTTAGCAGCAGTATCATGATGTTGAGCTGCTTTTTCATGAGCTTTTACTGCTCTTAAATCTTGTTTAGGTTGTTTTGAAGCAGTTCTATGTGCATGCGCTGCATCTTCATGATCACCTGCTGTGGCCGATGCCTCATCAATAGACTTAGCTTCTTCTCTAATTTGATCGAATGTTTTCATTTTATCCTCTTACCTTTGCGGCTAAATCTTTGTCTGCCTTTCCCCAAGTACCTGAGGATTTAGTTACAAATGAGTTAACACGCGCCATAGCCCATTGTTGTGGTGTTGTTCCTGGTCGATGACCAGTTTTCCATGCAGCCATTCCACGATTATAAACTTTACGAAGGATACCGATTGGCATGCCAGACTTTTCAGCCTTAGCCGCAAGACCCTTCTTTTCTTCCTCTGAGAGGTATTGACTAAACCTAATCATTTTGTTTCCTTGTTCTTTTTAAGTGTGTCTCTCATTCGTGCTCTATCCATCATGCGATCATGCTTGATTTGATCTGCCTTTTTTTCTCTTTCAATTTTTGCTTTTGCCATGTCTGTGTTTTGTTCATCATACATTCTGCGAAATTTCAATGTGTGTTTACTTAACTTTGTTTTAGCATTTGCATCACCTGGTGCAGGTTTATATGCACTCTTTTGATCGTCAGGTTTATCGCCGTGTTTTTTAAAATGTGCTTTTCTTTTATCTGCAGTTGTTTTCGAAAGGCCTTTATAATAATCTTCATCTAATGGTTCAATATCATCTAGCCATTTTCTAAACTTCATACCATTTGCCTCTACAATTACGTAATTAGACCCAAGTTGCAATATAGTTCCAACTTGTGATGTTTCTTTAATAATAACATCATCGCCTTTTTTATATAAATTTCCAGAAACATATGCTTCTCTAACCTTGGATACAGGTTCTAGTTGTAAATGATTCTTAAATTCTTTTTGTTCTTTTAACCCAAGTCCTTTTCGGACTGAATTAAATATTCGTTTTGCATCTGCATTGCTAACTTTTTTCGGGAGACCCTGAGCGAATGCCGTGAAGTCGTTTGATTTCGCCGCCTCACGCTGCTTTGTAGCACTCGCACCTTCCGAGCCCTCTGCATCCGGATCTCTCTGGCCTGCACTGATAACATTAATTTTTCTAAAGTTATAGAATCCATGCTTTCCCTTTGTGCCATTATAACGTTTAAGAAGAATCTCAAATTCAGTTACACGATCTGATCCCACTACCATATTAATATTTGCAAAACCTTCATCATACATCGTAGTTAAAGCTTCGAAGATTGTCTTAACTTTTTTATTTAACATAATAGATCTAGCGTGTCGTGGAAACATCTTACGCGCAATCTTAATCTTTTCTGCATACTGTAAAGGATTCTTCTTATTATCCTGTGACTGAGACAGGTAAACTCTATATGACGAACCACGAGAACTCTGAGCAAGTTTATCTAATAACTTCTCATGACCAATTGTAGGCGGGTTCATTCTACCGAAGGTAAAGAAAACCTGCTTTTCTTCTTCAACAAGAAACTTACTAAATGAATTAATCATTAACCTTTTTTCCGCTCAACTTCTTTTTTACGAACATCTTTATACATGCGCTTAGCGAGCATTGCAATTCTTTTCTTAACTGCAGGCTTCTCTAAACGCTTTTCAATCTCTTGGCGGCGGGCAAATGATAAATCGGATTTATCTTGACCTTTAGTAATTTTTTTAAGGATGAGTGTACGAGCTGCTTTATTAGCGCGTTTACGTAAGACATCAGGTTTAGCCATGCGGCGCTTTGCACGAGCGCGGCCTAACTTGATCTTTGACTTATATCGCCTAAACATACGAGATTTGGCTAATCTCTGACGAATATCTAGAGCTTCATCTACACTTGGCTTCTCATGTGTATAACCCATCTTAGTATATTTTTCATGATCAGCTGGCGTTTTAACTTCTATTTCGTTACCAGTCTTCGGGTCATACATCATATGAGGATATTTAACTGCCTCGTACATATGTTTCTTACGTTTCATTGCACGATAGTTAGTAAGCTCGTCTTCGCCTGGACGATATTCTGCGGTGTATAGGTCTTTAAACCTTAATAGCTTTTCAGCCATTATTAGTTCCTTCCTGGTTTATCCCATCCTTTTAATATAGTCGGTGAAAAGTTTGCGAATGAAAATTCCATTCGGTCCACAATTTTCACTGCATCACCACCAAGTTTATCGATTGCTACATAGCCTTCTTGGCCTGTTGTACGATATCCTTTTCTTGTTTTCAAAAAAGTCTGAACTTTGTTTAGTTTATTAAGTATATTTATAAGTTTCATTTTCGCTAGAATGATATACTTTTGTAAATCAAACATTTTTGTAAGAGACATTTTATTCTCTGCTGAAAAAAATGAAAGCAATTCATTTAATTTTGCTTCTTGTCCTGCTTTTCCTCTTTCCGTACTACGCTTATCACGCTCTTTACGATATTTGTTACGAACATAACGTAAAAGATTCCCAACGTGTGCACGGCTATTAGTAACCACTTCACCGCGGCGCACATATGTGTTATTAAACGTTTCAATAGTTTGTGCAAGCTCTTTATTATTTTCAAGCTGCCTAAGTGTGCTGCCACTGATTTGATTGAAGATTTTACCTGCCTCGCTAAGTAATGCATTGACTTCCTCCGTGTCTTTTTTTGACATAGTAAATTGTGTCATGTCTCTCAACATTGCATCCTGAGACCACACATTCTTAGATTTAAATCGAGTTATGTCAACGCCGTATGAAGCTTTCATAGATTCAAATGACGAGCCTTTATATTCCGTGTGCCATACGATTCCGATTTTTGTCGATAATACTTGCTTGGCCATTTCCGTGCCTGCTGGTATTGCATATACAATTGTATTGGGGTGGAACGTAATATAGTCTTTACCTTTGATTTTACTCTTTTTAACGTCACCTGGACCAAACAGAAAATCACCTTGTATTACTCCTTTGATTCCTAAGTCAGGAAGATACCGTAAAGCGAGTTTAAGCTTGGTAGCAAGATCGCCACTAGTATCAGCATCAATATCAGCATCACTCTTGTATATTTTGGGAGATTTGTTAAAGATCCCTTTCTTCGCCACGAAGAATCGCTTATCACTAGGATCAATCCCAGCAAACACAGCAGGAGCACCGTCCCATTTAACACTAACGTTTCCATCATGTACACCTCCAAGTGCATCTCGAAGAGAACGCAATGCCATGATTGCGTCCCTTGTTCCTTTTACTCCACCATAGATAACTTTATCTTCGATATGAGTCATATGAGTATTTTTTTGTTCTGTTATATACGAACCAAAATTTTCCATTATACAGTCACCATTGGCTTTAATGTGCCTTGTGTTGCAACTTGCATTTTAATGTCTCGTGCAGTTACCTTCTTAATTGCAACTACGCCGCCGGCGGCACCGCTAAGTTGTCTAGTTTTTTCGGCAATATCTTCTGGATCAACTTTATTACTTGAGTTATTATTGATAAAAATTACTGGAATACTACCAAAGTATCTACCTGCAATTCTACCATAGTCTGCTTCAATCTTTGCATATTCACGAGGATATGCTTTCTTAATTGCAGCCATTTGAGAAGTATTAACTTCATTCTCACCTTTACCTGCTGTAGTAAATCCAAGTTTTTTCTTGTACTTTACTAACTCTGTAACAAGTGATCCGACAGGTGCAGTACCGCCGAGTTTAAATCCACTTAGTGATCTACCGTCTTTTGATACAAGACAAGCTTTAACTTCATATTTTTGACCTGCACAAACGAGATCAACACCAGCAGATCCACCGCCACCGAGATGTGCATCATCTAAAAGAAAGTAGAGAGCTGCCTCTCCCGGGCCTACCCCTTTTAGATTGTAGAAGTGAAGTCTATTGTAGTTAATAAAACTTTCTTTTTTTAATTTGTCAATTGTTTTATTTAATTGTCGTATATTAGGCTGACCTTTCATAGTATCATTCAAGTCAAAATCAGGAAAAAACGATCTGTTAAATAAGTGCTGTATTTCAGCTTTGTATTTAAGATTTTCAAAATCGCCAGTTTTCAGATTGAATGATGTTACTCTTTGAGCTCTATTTAAAAATTTCATATCTAGATCCGCTACATTCACAGCTGCCATCTCCTGTATCATGTCAAATGTTTTAAACTTAAGCATGTTCTTTTCCTTATGTTGTTTTATATTATATAACAACTATACACTATTTATACAGAAAAGTAAACAAAAAAAGAGCACCTAAATGCTCTTTTTATTACTTACGACCTAAATACTTAGGTACATTCGCTTCTTTTTTAGCCAACCATTTTTTAAACCAAGTTTTTAACCACTTCATTACTAAGCTCCATTTTACTTGTCTTTGTACTCAGTGTTCCTTTTACGTTCATTACTTTGTTTAATCGCATATTGACGAGCTTTTTCACGATTTTCAGGATACAAGTGTTCGTATCCTTTCATGTTCCAGCTTTTAGCCCATGCCGCAGTTTGTTCTATACTATGTGCTTTCATACTGTGCTTCCTCCATTAAAAGGAGTAGAAATAGAATGATCAGTATAATCTCCATCTGATCGATATTCTCTACAAACTGTTTCACGAATCATCTTACCGCTTTTCATTTTATACGTGACTAATTCACGTCTAATTACACCTTGACTTGATAAGTTGTCAAGTGCTGATTTCAAAGGACCGTCGTTCATTTTACATTTCCTTGTATCGTTTCACTAATTTATTGCAATCTTGAGGATTATCGACCATTTGAACTTTGACAGCCTCTAATCTTTCAAGTCGTTTGCGTTCAGCTTTATGAAGCTTAACATTACCACTCAAAATATTTATTTGTTCATTAATGGCATCGATACCTTGTGCCATAGCTTTTACATCTCTATCTATACTTCTCATTCATGTTCTCCGCCATTGCCTCGACCAAGTCCACCAAAATATTGTGGAGCTCGTCTAGCTGTTTCAAATGTTCCGACAGTAATTACAATAGCTGCAAGTAGAATAACGTGTGCAACAACACTTACGCCAAATGCTGTCCAGCTGCCGACTATAAACGCAAATACAATACACCACATCCAAGCTAATACTTGCATGACTAGATGTCGTACTTGAAGATCTGGAATATTGCTGAGTGGATTTCGCCTGTCATCCATTACGGCATTCCAACCATTAACAATAAATGTTCTCACTGGATAAACTCCTTTTTCAAATGTGACTTTTAGTGGATAGTGAGCATCCACTATATCTTTAAACTCTATGGCATCATACTGGTCAGTAAAGTATCTGACAACAGTATGATCCCTAAAGTATCCTTTAATGCGATACATTATGCCGCTTCTGCATATTCGATTGCTTTTGAAAGAGCTTGACTCTTACGAACTTGGTTACCGCCGAACCATGAAGAATAAAGACGGTTGTCTGCATTACGACCTTGTACATGGTCAGTAATATAAGTGACAGAGTTAAATGCCTGCCACCATGAACCTTCACCATACTCTGCACCTGGCTGAGTTTCAATAACATCATGTGCAAGTTTAGCGTTACGTGAAAGTGTATCGATTGACAATCCTTTGCCTTGTACACGCTTATCTGCTGTACGCGGAAAGACTGAATTCAGATACTCAATGTATGAGTCTTGATTAAAGCGCTTACCAGCCAAGAACTTTGCAACTTCACTGTATTGTTCCATTTTCATAGTCGCAATACCGAGTTGTTCTTTAACTGAATGAGCATCGAATTCTACACGGTGACCTACACGAACAGAGCGTTCTGCTTTTGATTCGAGTGAAAAAGTCAAAGTGTTGTTACATACCACACGAATTGGTGTAAAGCGAATATCGATTGATTTGCCGTACTGATGTGGATTTGAGAATAACAAGTATGAGTCAACACGATCTCCACCGAGGATCTCGAATGAGTCTTTGACTTTAGCCAGCGCCCATACCATTTGACCATCTTTGAGAGAACCAGCAGTATGCATTTCCATATCACCTGCCATTACATACTCTGAAAAGAATTCAAATGCTTGTTCGTTTTGAACTGGATTCCAGTTTTCACCAACGTTTGTTAGAATACGACCGTCTGTTTCACGTACAAGCGACTTAAGGCCTGTTGACATTTTCTTACCATCGAATTCAATAAATGATTCGACTTCGCGAACTTTCCAATCAAGTCCTGCTTTTTCCTGCATTTGTACCGGTGTAAGATCATTTGAGACTGGAACACCCAATCCATGCCAAGGTGTCTCACCCGCGTACGCCATTGTTTCAACCATATGTGCCATTATATAAACCTCTTTTTTTCATTTGATAGATATATTATATACTATTTTTCCACGAAAGTAAACTAAAAAGTGCATTGAGAAGTGATTTTTTTCTCGACCTCTTTGATATGCTTGCACTTTGAATATGCAATGCAATTA